CCTGCAACCAACACGGCGGAAGCGGCGGTATTTTCGGTCGCGGCTTCGGCGCGGGCGAGAGCGTCCACAAGCCAAGAGTCAAAGTTCGTGCCGTCATAGTTCACAAACTCCTCACTTGCCTTGATAAGTTTGGTGTATTTGGTCAGCACCATATCAACCTGCGCGAATGTCGGCTCGTTCTCGTTGTAGTTCGCGGCTTCGGCGGTGGACACAAACGCGGTCATGCTGGTATCCTCAGCGGGAACAAGCAGGTGATCGGCAGGGGTCTGGAATTTCTGGGTCGGGGCTTGGCGCACCCATGATGCAATGTCGCGCTTGGCGACAATCTGAGTGTAGAGCGGATCGGGGACAAGATAGCCACCAGTTCCGCCCGCGCCGATTGCCATCGCGGCCTTCCATGCGCTGTCGGGGCTGATAAGTCCCTGATTGACCTGCCCGGTCTTAATCCAATGCTTGAAAGCGGGGACAGCGTCTTTTTCTTCGCTAAATCCGGGTTCGGTGATGCGATTGAATGACGGGGCTTTGCGAGCCTTGATTTCTTCAACGGCTTTATTGTAGCCGTCCTGTTCCGCCTGCTTGATAGCGGCTTGACGGTCAGTTTCGGCTTTGTCGGATGCGGCTTTGGCTTCGAGGGCGGATTTCACCGCATCTTCAACGAGGCTTTTGACATCGGGGTTCTGGTCGTTCATGATTTTATTCTCCTGTGCGGGTTCGCCCGCTTCTGAAAAAATAGATTTGATTGGTAATACACGATTTGACAAACGGGGTTCGGCGGGGGTAGGGGTAAGGCTTGCGTCAAGTCCCAATTTCCAGCGGGTAATCTCGAATACATTGTCAGATACCTGCTTGCGGTCTACAAGATGCGGGGCTGTTCCGCTTGACCAACCTAACTTTCCCTTTATTCCAAGTTCTGCAATTTCACGCTCGTATTCATTGCGGGCGGATAAAACGATTTCAGCAAAAACCCCAGTATCATCATAGGATAATTTCGCCTCTGGCAGTTCTTCCGTGTACGCTGTTTGTTTACCGCGTGACTTGACAGGCATTCGATGGTTGAACCATGAAAGTGATTTTTCAGCCGTACCGAAATCGGTGTCTGCTGTAAAGTAATCACCCACAAGGTCGGTTTTTGACGGGTCGCCAAAACGGACAAGATACCCTCCAAGTTTTACGCTTCCATCATCCTGCTTGACCGCTTTTACTTGGTCGCCAAAGTAAATCAGATTTTCTTCCATAGTCACCTCATGCAAAATAAAAAAGCCCATACAAGACCAGTCGGTCTTATACGCGCTTTCGCCTTTGCGTCTGTCCCTGTTGCTCTGCGCTTCGCGCCTATGGCAAGGTAGGGTTTTCAGTTACGGATATATTACCACACTTTTATATCTTGTTTATTTGGTCGTCCACTTCATCCAATACAGCCTTTTCAAATCGAGGGGTGTAATCCTCTTGTATCTGGTCGAGGGATTGCCAGCCGTGAGAAGCCGCCCAATTTACGCGTGGCTTATCTTCATCAAGCAGGAACGGGGCGTAGGTCACATCGGTAAACGCGGAGGCTGTAAATTCATCCGTGCGCTGTACCTCTGTCTGCCATGACTGTTGTAATCTTTGGCTTGTGTTCGTTCCGCCGAACGTGCCGTCCTTGCGTAACCATCTTGACCCAAATCCCCGTTGATACCATCTGTTATCACCGCGAGTACCCGGCGCACTATTCCACGCGCCTGCAACTGGATACCCTGCGGCAAGGTCTTTCAATTCAAGCACCGCACGCAACAAAACACGGCGGCGGGATACGGGGTCATCTATGACCTTTTTCACCCGCGCCATGATTTCATTCAATGACGGCTTGATTTCTAGTGTCTTAGCCATTCGGTCGCCTTGTTGTTATCTCTACAATGGTCAGGCATCGGCATCGAGGATGCGCGGGCGGTCTGCCAAAACGATTACCCCATGTTTGACCATTCCACCCGCCTTTAGTGGTGGTGATTGCTTCATCCCTGAGTTTATGGTCGGCAGGCCCGCACACAGGACAAACCCGCTCATCCTCGGATGTCTGCCAGCGGATTTGAGACGGTACGCCTTGCTCAGTCAGGCGTGAGGATAACGCATCTGCAAAATGAGCCTCTGCCCGCGTGAGTTCTGTTATGGCGATCTGTTCCGCGTGTCCACTTGAAAAGCGTAACGCCATGCGCTCTACAATTTCATCAGGAGATACACCCTCACGCAATAACGCCTCAAATTGTCGGCGGCTTGTGTCTGCCACTCCCCGCGCCACTTCATCAATCGCCCGCGTCATAGCGGTGTCAATGTCACCCACCGCGCCCGCTTGGTCAATGAAGTTTACATAGTCGCTGTAATTAGTGAACGATTGTTCTATTTGCGACCGCATCGGAGCGGCTATCTGTTGGCGCAAGTCCGCTTCGTATTCCTGCCAAAATCCAAACGGTAGCACGCCGTTATTGTTTTCCATTATCCCCAGATACCGCCGCTCTATAATGCCAATAAGCCGCGTAAGCCTGCGCTCCAATTCATCACGCGGAATCGGTGCGGCTTTACGCGCTTCAAGCCTGCGGGGAAGTGATAGGTAATCAATAACAGATGGATATAACTTGACCGCCTGTTGTAGTGCCTTATTCATGCGCCGCCTCAATTGCCCGCGCCAGCCGAATGACAGGCAATTCAGCAACCGCCGCGTCAAACACGGCTTGTATTTCTTCCTGTGTCTTTGCCGCGTTCAGTCCCGCCCGGATGCGGATCTCCAACGCGGGCGGGATGTGTTTCACATCAAACGCACGCTTGCGCGGCTTCTCGGCAAAGTTGCGCCATTTCATCATTTCGGCGGCAATCTCGTTATCTTCGTCTGTCGGCATGTCCGGCTCTTCCATCGCCTGCGGTTCTTCCTGCGCGGGCGGTTCGTCCTCCGGCTCGTCAAGTTCCTCGATTGCCTGCCGCTGTTCATCGGTCAGGTCATATCCCAAAATATCCATAGCGATTAGAGACGCTTCCGGGTTAGTGGACAGCGTGCCAGCCAATGATGCAACTGCGTTGCTCTTGTCGGTCTCTTCCTGCTGGAATGCCTCGACCTGTTCCGGCGTGTACTGCATGGATAGACCGAAGCGTTCCCATAACTGGTCTGTCAGTGTATCTTCAATCGTCTGATAGATGCTCACAAATTCGGAAGAGCCATACCAGAGTTTCAAGTCAGAAACTGCGGTGGCGTAACTGTTTTCGTCACTGATAAAGGTACTGTTGGGGATACCAAACGCGGCGGCAATGTTCTTGATCTGTTGTCCCGTGATTTCGATATACGTCCCCTTCATTTCTTCCATGCCTGCGCCGACTGTCTGGGGAACAAGTGCTTTAGCCTCGACCACCTTGACAACCCGCTTCCATGCGCCCTGAATGAATTGGGAAAGCCGCCCTTCTACTCGCGGAATATCGGACGGGTTGATACCCTCGGCAACCGCGAACATGGGGGGGATGAATCCATTTTCGCCGTATGATGTCAAAGCCCTGTCCATTGCGGCGATAAGTCCCGCGCTTGACATGGCATTCCCTACTGGCGTAATTTGCGCCGCGCCCGTCTCGATGGTGTCATCAGGTAGCCAGAAATACAAGACCTCTTCAACGCTCAAAACTTCCGTGCGCCCGTTGTAGGTGCGGCGGAAGTTGATTAGATTACCGTTGTTGTCAAACACAGGTTTCATGGTCTGCGGGGCGAGATACTGCAAGCCGACAATTGCGCGGGATGTGGTCTCGGCTTTAAGATATGCCGCGCCTGAACACAGGGAGGCGGCGACCAATCCAATTATCGTCTGCGGGTTCTTGACCGCTCCCCATGCCCGGTCTATTTCCACTTCATCGCCTGCTGGTGTCAGGATTTGATAGGGTAACTGTGAGATGGCATTAGCGGTCATTCTAATCGCCTTGTTCATCCACGGCACGACCTTACGCAAGCGGATTACATCGGGTGCGGTTGCGTCACCCGTTGCGGCTAGATAGCCGTCAATGCCTCCCCAGAGTGAGAAGTCAATTGATTTCATAATCCCGTTTTGTAGCACGTTTATCTTTGGCATTTTCACCTCAACTAATGAACCATCTGGATTCCATTTCATCTTCATACGCATATCGTAAAGCGTCAATAAGATGATTGTTTTTGTCAACTGGAATTTTGAGCGAGTTACCGCCCGCGTCCTTTTTCCAGTGGTATTGGCTTAGTTCGTTCTGTGTATTGACACAAGCCTTGTCTACTATAATCGTCTGCTGTTTCAGCCAATCAATACCAAACGTCACGGAGTCTTTCCCCTTCTTTGCGCCTGCCGCCCTTACGCCGTGATTTGTCAATTCCTGTATGCTCTTAGGCTCTGCGCTGTCACAGACAACGCGGTCATCGCCTATCAATTCGGTAATCCGTGAGGCTAGTATATCATTCGTGAGACCTGTCTCGTACAGTTCCCTGAAAATATAGATAGTCTTGCGCGTTTTGTCGTAATGGGTAACAGGCATTGCGGCGGGGTCGCTACTAAAGCCAAAGTCAAGCCCGTTGCGCCTGTTGGTGAATTGGTCTTGCATCCCCGATAAATCTTCAATGCGCCAGTTGGTGAATATTACATCCCCAAGAACGCCCCAATTGCCGAGGGTGTAAACGTTCTTGAAATAATCATCTGTTTCGTTTTCTAGGTCGTCTATATCCTCCTGCTCTAAAAACCTATTGTCCTTGTATGTGGTCTTTAGGATTGTTAGTTTTTCGGAGGTATATTCTTTTTGGTCATCAGCCCAGCCGAGGGATGAAAAATACTCGCTGAATATCCAATGCGTTTTCATAATCGGATTGAATAACAGCGTGATTGTTTTCTTTATCCCGTCCGCGACCTTTCCCCTTTGGCGTTTCATCAGTTGCTTTATGCTGTTCTTTTGGGTCTCTGTAGCTTCCTCGACTATGATGTCAGTCAATACGCCTTTTTTGAAGGTAATTGATTTCAATTTCTCGACATCATCCAAGCCCGCAAAAACAGCTTGATACCCATTCTCACAGGTGACTGTACCATCTGTTTTATTTACACTAAAAAGGTCATGCAATCCCCATTCTTCAATGACCTTTTGAATTTCAGTTGCGACCGATCCGCGAATAGATGTTTTTGTCTGGCGGCATATTAGATAATTATGCCCGCCTTGCAATAGGTTGTAAACCGTTCTTTGACCAATTACGAATTTACTTTTACCCGAAGATGCGCCGCCAAAGAATATTTGTACACGCGCCTGATTTTCGATATATGGCAGGTATGTGGTATTGAAAGCAGACTTTGGAATATTGACGTTAATCATCCGTAAGCCTTACATTGATATTGACATTTGCGTCTTTCAACTTCCCGCCTACTTTCAGGATTGTATCAATTGCGTCTTTGGCAGAGTATAGTTCAATCTCTACGTCATGGACTTCTAAATCTTCGTCAGATTCGTTTTTTCCTATCTTTGTTACTGTACGCTGTTTTATTTTGCGGATGTTCTTTGTCAATCCAGCATCTTTAGCGGCTTGTAGGTCAAGTCCTCCCAGCCTGTCCATATAATCGCCGATGTCACCCCGCGCCATATCTGCAAGGCGTTTTAATGCTTCATCTGCGCTCATGTGGATTTCGGATAATCTAGCCTGAATCAGTTCATTAATGTTAGCATCCGCAATCAAATTGCTCGCAGTTATTCGCGCTGTTTTCTCCGAATACCCAGCCCGCCGCGCCGCTTCTGCCCCGTTAAAGCATTTCAGGTATTCATCCACGAATACCTGTTGCTTACGGGTTAGGCGTTTTTCCTGCTTTTCTTCGGTCATTTCTTCCTGCATTTCTCGCACTTTCGGCGCGGCTTTTTTATCCGCGCACCGCACTTACAAAACGTGAAGCGGCTCATGCGCCACCATTCAAAACTCGCTCTAC